TTTCTTATTCTTCAGCGGCAAGATTTTTGAAGAAGTCTAAGGTATCATCGTCGTCATCACTTGATGCGCTAAACGATGGTGCAATAGTCTCTGCAGCCTTTGGTGCAGAACGTTCTTTAAACTTTGGCGTAAAGTCCATTTCGTCACTGTCTTCAGCAGCAGGTTTCATTGCATCTCGTGCATTACCATCGAGACCTAGAACCTTATGCAATTTTGCACTGAGTTCTGCATAAGTTTTGAAGTTCTTTGGATCGACAATCGCCTTCAACGAATGCTCTTGCTTCCAGATTGCTTCAAGTTGCTCATCAGAAAACTCTTCACCTTTAGGACCCATCAGCGGTGCAGGTTCACTAAACTCAGAGCGATCGTAGTTACGGTAGCCTTCATAGTTACGAATCTTAAGTTTGAAGTCAGCACCTTCCCATAGGTCAAATGGGTTAACAGGTGTTTCACCTTCGTACTGTGGGTTCATCGACTCAAGCAATTTTTCCATGATCTTCTTACCAAACTTGTAAAGAAAGACCTTGCCTTCGTTTTGTGGATTCGCCGAATCCTTTACGATGTAAACGTTAGCATGAAAGTTTGTACGACGCTTTTGAGCACGAGCTTGTGCACGCTCAGGGCTTTTGTCGTCAGATGATGCATTCCATAGTTTCGAGTTGAACTCAGAAACAGGATCATCTTGACCAAGGGTTGTCAACGAGTTTTCGATATACCAACCACCAGGACCTTGGAAACCGTGATCATGAACCTTTACCCATGCAAAGTCTTCACCTTCAGGTGCAGGCAAGAACCGAATGACTGCATAACCGTTTCCGGCTTTGTCAACATCTGGCTTCCAGTAGTTTTCATCTTTGTTGTTGGATTTGTTGCCGGCGGCTTGTTGTAGTTGCTGATTCAACTTATCAAAAGAAGACGAACGGGCTTTTTTAAGTGCTGCGAATGAACTATTCATATGTATTTTCCTTACGATTTTTGCGATTGTAGTTGCGATTGTATGGCTATGTTGCCATCATAGATATTTATATCATACTTTTGCCGATGTGTCAACTTTTACGAAAACTTTTTCATCAATAGCTGACGCATTTTTGGCCTGTCGTATGATATAAACGGGCGTACCTTTTCAACGGTACGTTTAATTTGTGGAAAGATGATCGGATCTGATATGTTACGTTCCCAATAACGGAAATTTTTAACAAGGTCATCAATAATTATTAGGGTTTCAACATTCACACGTCTCATATTATATAGTTGCAGTAACCTCGGATACTGACCATCTTCCACCACCAAGTTTGAATTGAAGTCTGGGTTCAATTCAGTAAGATCAGTGTCGAACACATAAGACAGAGCCTGTTGCTTACGCGTCCATTCGACAAGGATCTCCTCGGCCTTTTCATTATCAATTAGATCTCCGATCCAGAGAGTTGGTTCGTAGATCATATTTGCAAGTATGTACTCTTTAGCATCCTTGCGCTTTGAAAGTTTGTAAAATTGAAATTTGTCTTTTCGATTTTCAAACGCTTGTTGCGAGGCCTTTACTTTACCGTTATACTTGAAGAAGTCGTAGTCGGTAGTAAAGTGCCGCTTCAATGCAAGGTAGTAAACGTATAACTCGTATGCAGCTTGCGTTGAATAGACTGACATTAAAATGGTAACCTATTTGTTTTTTCCATTAGGTTAAGTTTTTCAGCATCCTCATGAACTTTAGCTTTCATGATTTGACTGCGGCGCACGATGTCGCCGATCACTTCAATTTCAATGTCGTGAATTTCGGCGTAATGGACAAGGCCATCAATATAAGAAACTTCATTATTCACATAACCACTTACTTCACGTAGTATACTTTCCGCCGTTAATTCAACTTTCATATTAACCTCGCAAAACCTTAATACCAGATACCCAGTTTTCTGCAGCTTCTTCTACATAGTGAACTGATTTACTCGGAAATGCTTCTGTGAAGAACTTATTACCACTAGCATCGTAATAGTCGATGTAGTAATAACCACCTTCTTCATTTTTTAAAACTTCGGCACGGCCGGCGTTTGTCGCTTCCTTAAAGTGTGTTGAGATTAGCATTTGTACTCCTATTTAATCATGAAGCCAATCCGATATGTTTCGAGATAACCGTTTGAATTATCCATAGCTTCTATAAAATTATAACCCATTTTTGTATATATGTCAACCATATATGCCATGTCGCTCCAAATCGGTATCAACTCGTCATAATCTGGATCTGGTGAATCACGAAAATGTGTTTCAATTACCTTATCGCCAATCATTTCTATGTTTATGATACTTAATCCAGAATACGCAAAGGCCGATCTAAGCAATGGTGGGATGGGAAATTGCTTAGACGATCGTGTCCAACGCTTAAATCGATAAAGATTGTCGACGTCACGATCTGCTAGAAAACACGAGATTTGATTGAAGACTTCGTGATCAGTTATCTTGTACGTAATAGAATATTGATCACCATCAAACCATTCACACCAGAAATATCCGGGTTCAACCCCTGTAGTATCCCCAGCATCAATCCATTGTTTCCTAGCACCTACACCCATACCTCCGACGTTATAGGTAGGCCGTACGCAATAGTAATTTGAAACTATTGGTGCAACCCCACCGGGGCCACAGGTGTATCCTAGCTGCTGTGCTAGGTAGAGCTTGTTAAACCAAAGACTCATATGTGGATATGCTGTCCATGCTTCAGAATCTTCCATGTGCCACCTCCGTGATAAGTATTTATCAAAGAAGTGGAATGCAGGACTAACCGTGGTCCTGCGCGGGTCTATTAAGTGACCATCCTATCGAATCGAAGCAAACGTTATTTGCTTTTACCCGTATCATTGACAAAGGCGTAGAGCGTGCTTGAGCGAGCCACTACTTCACTCGGTTCATACATCTTCGGCGAGTGAGTATCGATGAAAGTGTTGATAGAATTCGCCGATGCCTTTGGATCATTGCGAAGAGTTTCCAACTTCGCGATGAAAGTGTTTTGTTTAATGTCAGTCTCACGGTCAAGCATCTCTTGTGCCATCTTGAGAACATCTAGACGAACTTCAAATGGTGTCTTATTTGCTTGCATCTGAGTCACCTACAGCAGCTGCCCGTTCACTGTCATAGAAGGCAGTAGCAGCATATGTTGATGAGGTATCCATACCTGACGCATAAGCACTTTTCATACGAGCAGTCATAGCAGATGCGCCTCGCATAGTCTCAGTTGCATTTGCTGAAGTAAACTGCATGGTGTTTTGAGCATTGAATCCAAGATTCGATCCAGCGCGGAAAGCGTCAATGTTTGCACCAAGGAACATAAAGCCCCAGCTTTTGCCTTCAGCCTTTTCTACCATAGCCTTAATCGTAGTCGAGCTAAATGTGCGAGAGCTATTTTCTTCGCCATCAGTCAAGATCGCGATGATGACCGATTCACGATCAGCCTTCTTCTTTTCAGAAAGAATAGAGTTGATCTTCATCATGGCGCCACCGATAGCATCATTCAGATTTGTGCCACCATTTGGATGATAAGTAGCTTTGCTAAGAGGTTGAACAGTTGCTACGTCTTGACGATCAAACACACACACGACGTCGCTGCTATTAAATTTGTAAAGTGATACAAATGTATGAATGCCAGTTTGTTTTGCGTCTTCTTTCTGAGCGACTAGATATTCGTTGTAGCCCGAGATTGTTTGATCCCAGCAAGAACTCATTGAAGACGACTCGTCAAGAACAAATACGATGTGCGAGAGTGTAGGATTTTTGCCTGCACGCTTTGGCTTAAATGAGTCAATCAAGCTTGGCGTAGGGGTTGTGCCCTGAAGTGTTACAGGTGTAGGCAAAATTGGCATGTATTGATTATTAGTTGGTACATGATTTAAACGCGTTGGTATAATATAAGTCATTATGTTTCCTATGTGTTGTGTGTGTTAAAAAAGGGAAGCCGTGAAGCTTCCCTCTTGTTCAATGTAATTTCTATTAGAAGCTAAGAGTGCCGCCAACGATCAAATCACCAAACTTCAAATCTGAGTCGGTTGAAGTTTCAGCATACAATTCGAAGTTTTTGTTAACTTCGTATGTTGCGCCAAAATCAAGTCCGACGAATTCGATGTCAGCCAAATCAACGTCAGTGCCAACTGTAAAGTCGAAAGCACCAGTGGTGTAACCAAACTCTGGGGTTGCAGTCAAAGCAACAGCGCCACCAGCAGTTACATTATACTCTGCATTGATGTCAGCACCAGCAGAGAAGCCATTACCCAAGTCAGCAGCCATTGCAGAAGCAGCAGTCATCGCCAAAATGGTAGTTGCAAGTAGAATCTTTTTCATTTTATTTTCCTTATTTAAACATGTTTAAGTGAGCCCGTTAGGTTTCTCGGGGTGGAGCTCATACCACTAGACGTCTATCGTTAAGTCACGGAGCCCTTTCTGTTTCTAGGTGGAGCTCATACCCACAGTACTTATGCTGCTAGAGCAAAAGCCTTAGGTGCGAAATTTTCATTTGCATTTAGTATTTTCTTCGCGTTAACCCAGCTTAGATCGGGATAGCTCCATCCTGCCTAGTACGCCTGTCGATCCTAATTCACCCCCAGCATAGATACACTATCTAATCTCCTCCCTTACGGGTATCAACAAATTAGTTCAAAACATCTCGCAATGTCAGTTCTTCAACCACTATGTGGCATAATGTATCTATGGTGGAGGTGTCGGGATTCGCACCCGAGTCCAGTACGTGTTCAGTGAATATCATCACTACATAGTTATTTATAACACAGTTACTCGTCAATGTCAACTATTATTTTCAGATTAATATAGAGTACAGTTCGAAGCAGTTTTAGGCACGTACTTATCTTTGATCCAATAAGAAACCAT